GGTAGAAAGCGGTAAACGATTCGCTGCGATAGCAGATACTAATATTGGTGATATGAACCAAGCAATGCCGGTCGGCACTACTGTTGCTTTGTTGGAGCGTGGCACGAAAGTTATGAGTGCTATCCACAAAAGGTTGCACCACTCACAAAAGTTAGAGTTCAAACTTTTAGCACAGATCTTTGCAGAATACTTACCGCCGGTTTATCCATACCGAACCGGATCAGGTGCAGAGGATTTTAAGGTTGCTGACTTCGATGAACGAATAGACGTAGTTCCAGTATCGGATCCCAATATATTTAGTCAGAGTCAGCGGATCACGATGGCGCAAGAGCTTTTGACTATGGTTCAAAGCAATCCTGATATCCATGGCCCTCAAGGAATATATGAGGCATATCGTCGTATGTATGCAGCTCTTGGTGTTGATGATGTTGAGAGTCTTATACAGGCTCCTCAAGAACCGCCACCACCAGCGCCTATTGATGCTGGGATTGAGAACAGTGGTTTGTTGATCGGTCAACCGCAAGTCGCTTTCGCTCCACAAAATCATAGATCTCATATAGAGGCTCATCGGGCGTTATTTATGACAGAGGTGGTGAAAACTAATCCGGCGTTGCAAGGGAACATACTTGCTCACGTTATGCAGCATCTTCAGTTCCTTGCGGCAGAGCTGGCTCAAGAGCAAATACCGCCAGAGCTCACTCAGCAGATGGAGCAAATAAACATAGCAGCAGAGCAAGGTCAGATAGACCCAGAGCAAGCGCAGATGATGAACCAAGATATGCAGATGACGCTAGAACAGTTTTCAGCACCTATACTTGCTCAACTGACCTCAGAGTTATTGCAAAGCATAGGTCAAGGCGACGAAGAAGATCCGTTAGTACAGATTCGTCAGAAAGAGCTAGAATTACGCGATAAAGAGATTGACCTGGATCAAGCAAACTTTGAAAGCAAGCAACAGGCTAGGTCAAGAGAGAAGCTGCTGGAAGCAGAATTATCGAAACAGCGGATCGATAACTCAAAAGCGATAGCTGATGACAAGCTTGATCTGGCTTTACAGCGACTACAACAAAATGCTGATCTTAAACTTATGGAGATTCAGCAACGATCTGGAGGTAGATGATGGGTGTGAGTTTCAAAGATGCAGCTATAGAGGCGCTGAGGCGCTTCAAACGGTCAGAACGAGAGAAAGAAAGACAGCAGACTGAGGCAGCAGAACAAGCAGAGGAGGAAAGAAAAGCTGCGAGTGATGCAAGGATCGCAGCGAAACAGGCAAGGATAGCTGGTGAGGAACCGCCAGTGGTTTCGGAGCCAGAGCCAGAGCCGGAACCAGAGCCGGAACCGGAGCCAGAGGTTGAAGAGAAACCAAAAGCAGCAAAAAAAGCAGCGCCTAAAAAGCGAGGCCGACCGAAAAAGAGTTCATAACTTAGGGGTAAAAAATGCCGTTAAAAAAAGGTAAAAGCCAGAAAACCGTCAGCGATAACATCAAGATGCTCAAGAAAGAAGGGCGACCACAAAAACAGGCTGTTGCGATAGCGATCAAAACCGCCAAAGGAATGAAAGAAGGCGGTATCGTCAAGCGGGTCAAGAAAACGGTTCGCGGCGGTGGTGCAGCTACAAAAGGATTAGATTGGTACGACGTTGAGTAATGGATGATATTGATCTAGCCGACCGCATAAAAAGGTTGGTCGCTACTGAGAAAAAGAACATCTCTGACACCATGATGGATGGTTTGCTCAAAGATGTAGAACATTATAGAAACTTGCAAGGACAAATACACGCGCTAAACTTAGTCGAACTCGAAATCGCAAATTATTTCAAGGATAATAAATGAGTACGATGAGTCTTAAAGATGCTTTTGTAGATCCAGAAGAAAGAGTCTTTGATCCCACCAAGTTACCCGAATCCGTCCTAGAAAGACTGCCCGAACCCACTGGCTGGAGAATGTTAGTCATTCCTTTCATGGCAGAAAAAAAATCTAAGGGTGGTATCGCGCTTACAGCACAAACCGTAGATAGAGAATCACTTGCTACGGTCGTTTGTGCAGTAATCAAGCAAGGCCCTCTTTGTTATAACGACCCAGATAAATATGGCCCAGAGCCATGGTGCAAAGTCGGAGATTGGGTGTTGATCGGTCGTTACGCTGGTTCCAGGTTCAAATTGGAAGATGGCGAAGAAGTGAGAATAATCAACGATGACGAAGTAAACGCCACTATTTTAGAACCAACTGATATAAGGACGTATCTATAATGATCGAGAACGCAGAAAACATCCAAGAAGAAGAGATCGCGATTGAGGTTGATTCGTCAGAAGAGGTACAGCCAGAAAGCGGTGATGATGAGTTAGAGAGATACACCAAAGGTGTGTCAAAAAGGATCAATAAGCTCAATCAAAAAACTCGGCAAGCAGAGGATCGAGCAAGACATTTTGAGATGTTGACTCAGCAGAAAGATGCAGAGTTACAAAAATACAGAGAAATGTACGCACAGTCAGCGCAGTCTGCTTTAGACGCTGAGGAAGAAAAGCTTAAGACGCAAGAAGCTCAAGTCGATGACATTTACCGTAAAGCGGTTCAAAGCTCTGATCCTGATTTGATGTCAAAAGCAGATACGCTCAAAAATGATATCGCGATCAAGAAAGAAAAACTTAGAACCGCGAAAAACCGTCAGCCGGTAGAACCACAACCAGTTGCTCAACAACAATACGAGCAAGCTCCCCAACAACAGGTTGAGCAAGAAGTTCAACCAAGCCAAGAGGCGCTACGTTGGCATAGCAAAAACTCTTGGTATGGCGATCAGAGCAAAAACGAGAACGTAGAAGCTACACAATATGCGTACTTTACACATTACAATCTGATCAACGAAGGTTATGAACCAGATTCCGAAGACTACTACAGTGAACTAGATACACGGGTGAAAAGAGTTTATCCTAATCTGGTTTCTGAAGAGTCTTCAGAACCAGCAGTCGAACAAAAAACGACGCGACCCGCTGTGCAAAGAGTCGCTAGTTCCTCCTCTGGAGGTCGGCAAAAAACACAAGGTACTGAGAAAGGCGTTAAGTTTAGAGAATCTGAACTTGAGAGGCTGAAAGGCTTGAAGCCGCACAATATGTCGGATGAAAAATGGTTACAAATGGTAGCCAAGGAAAAGCAAAAAATACAAGCAAGAGAGGCATCATGAGTCAGAAACAACAAGAACTTCGCGCCAGCCGTGAAAGCCAAACCCACGATAAAAAAGCTAGGCGACAAGAATGGCGACCAAGGCGAAAGCTAGACGCTCCACCAGCAAGGGACGGTTACGTTCAGCGTTGGATCAGAGAGTCAATGCTAGGCCAAGAAGATAGATCTAATGTGGCTTCCCGAATCCGAGAGGGTTGGGAATTGAAGAAGCCAGAAGATTTGCCTGATGGCTGGGACTTCCCAACTTTAGAGTCGGGGAAACACGCAGGGGTCGTTTATAGTGACGGATTGTTGCTTGCGGAGATACCCGAAGAAATCGTTGAACAAAGAAACGATTACTACGAACAGAAAAACCGTGACGCTCAGAACGCTTTGGACAACACCATGTTCAATGAAATGAAGAACGACGGTCGATATGTAAAGTATGATCCACAACGCGACACCCGTGTAACATTTGGCAAAAAATAGAGAGGACTAATTATGGCAAATAAAGATGCCGCATTTGGTTTGATCCCAGCTCGTATGATGGGGGGCGCTCCTTATTCTGGTGGCCAAAGCCGTTACCGTATCGCAAGTAACCAGAGTGGTGCGATTTTCCAAGGAGACTTGGTGAAGCAACTCACTGGCGGTACGGTTTCTCGTGCAGCAGCCTCTAGTACCGTTCCGGTAGTAGGAGTTTTTAACGGAGTTCAGTACACCGACCCGACATCAAAAGAGGTGGTTTTCAAAAACCATTATCCAGGTTCGATAGTAGCGAGTGATATCATTGCGTTCATCATTGATGATCCTGATGTAGTGTTTGAGATCCAAGCTGACGATACCTTTCCTGTAGCTGATCTGTTCGGTAATTTCGATATCGTAGATCAGTCAACAACAGGTGACACCGCTTCTGGCAGGAGTAATATGGAATTAGACGTAACCACTGGTGCTACCACCACGACGTTACCTCTGAAGGCCATTGACATCAGCCAGGATCCCGATAACGACGACGTTGCGAGTGCCAACACAAATGTCATGGTTGTAATTCAGAACCATATCATGGGTGTTAAAGGCGCTGGCCTAGCTTAGTAGGAGACTAATTTATGGCTATTAGCAGAGCACAGTTAGCCAAAGAGCTTGAGCCAGGGCTTAATGCACTCTTTGGTCAATCGTATGATCAATATGATCGTGAATACGAAGAAATCTATGCGATGGAAGACAGTCAAAGAGCTTTTGAAGAAGAAGTTCTGATCACTGGCTTCGGAGCCGCACCAACGAAAACCGAGGGTCAAGGCGTATCATTTGATCAGGCAAGTGAAGGTTTCACTGCCCGATATACGCACGACACGATTTCGTTGGCCTTCGCGCTTGATAATATCCGTGGGCGCGCTGCGTAGGAATACGCAGGACATAAGATGGTGAATTCAGTGAACCTCTCAATACCAGAGACAATACTGAGCCAAGCCTCGAAAGAGGAAGGTGCAACGACTATTCCGAAAGGAAGTACACTCAAGCGAGTGGAAGCGCCATCCAACCAGAACGGTTGAAGATATAGTCTGATCTGCATAGCGATATGCAGCGGTCTTGGGAACAAGACGGGATCGAGAGTAGCGAATCGGTCTGAACACAAAAAGTCTTGATAAATCAATGACTTATGTACGGAAGAGGCTCAAGAAGATAATTTGTATGACTCGTTGGGTAAGAGATATGTTCGTGCTTTGGCACGATCCATGGCTCACACGAAAGAAGTAAAAGGAGCGGATGTTCTTAACAACGCTTTCTCAAGCTCTTTCACTGGTGGCGATGGCGTATCTTTAATCAACACTGCTCACCCTCTAGCGGGTGGTGGTACGTTGGCCAACAGAGCTACAACCATGGCAGACCTCAATGAGACTTCGTTAGAAGACAACCTCATTGACATCAGCACTTTCACTGATGATCGTGGATTGACGATTTCAGTTAGAGCCACAAAACTTGTTGTGCCGCCACAACTGGTTTTTGTCGCTGACCGAATCTTAAATTCACCAGCAAGATCAGGAACGGCAGATAACGACCTCAACGCTATCAAGAACACTGGTGTTCTTCCCGGCGGTTACACGGTCAACCATTATCTAAATGACCCAGATGCTTACTTCATACTGACAACTGTCACTGAAGCTGGTGAAGGTCTTAAGATGTTCCAGAGAACGCCTATGGAAACCAGCATGGAGCCTGACTTCAGCACTGGTAACATTCGGTACAAAGCGCGTGAGAGGTACTCTTTCGGCTTTTCCGACCCAAGGGGTATTTTTGGTTCCCAAGGAGCTTAAAAGCTCTCAGGGGTTAAATGAGGCCCTTCTAGGGCCTTGTTTTTACCATACCTCAAGTCGTTGTCTGTTAATAACAGGCAATGATGCAGAATCAGAGGGCTTCGGCCCTCTTTTTTTGTGGCTACGCATAAGCTAAACTGAAAAAGTCAAATGGTGATCGGATGG